ATGAGAAGTATTACTACTGGAAATGGCTTACAAGACCTTGTGCCTTTTCTCACAAAGAAATATCATGGGAATGTCCGTCATGCCAAGAATGTAGCCCTCGATCAAACTCGTAAGGCTTACCAATCGATTAATACCTCAAGGCTTAAAACACTTGGGGTAAAGAAATTTATATGGGTTCATTCAGGCGGTGGAAAAGAGCCTCGTCAGAATCATATTAGAATGTCGGGTAAAGAGTATTCATTCGACAATCCCCCTATTATTGGGGTAATGTACGGAAGTGAAGTGCGGGGGTTGCCCGGAGATTTGCCTAATTGCAGATGTATTTGCAAACCAGTAATTAACTTTGACTTAGAGGATTAATATGATGAACGAAAAGATGAGAGCGATTGATGGCTCAAACGCTGCAATCGCTGTAGCTGCTGGTATGGGTGAATCCTGCCAAGCGGAAGGTGTATACACATTCAAATGCTTTAAATCTGCCGAAGATATGACTTTGCTTTGGGAAGATAAGATCGATAACGTAGTTTGCACCCTTGGTAAAAACTTGATGCTTCAGTCTTCTTTGACTGGTTCAGGCTATACGGTGGTTGGTCCATACATGGGCTTAATCTCTTCAGTATCATTTTCTGCTGTTTCTGCTGCCGATACAATGGCTTCTCATGCTGGTTGGTTAGAGGCTGGTTCTACTAACGCTCCTACATTTGCAGCTCGTGGGACTCCTGCTTTTGGTACTGCTTCTGCTGGTGCTATCGCTTTGAGCTCTGCAACTAGCTTCACTATGACTGGTGCTGGAACTTTACAGGGTGCATTTATCACTTATGGCACTGGTGCAGTAACTACATTGATGAGCACTGCTGGAACGTTATTGTCTGCTGGTGTATTTACTGGTGGCGCACAACCTGTTAACTCAGGAAACATTGTTCAAGTTTCCTATTCATTAAGCCTATAAGGATAAAATCATGTCATTCAAAAAAGGTGATTCAGTCACTCAAGTATTGCCAGCCCCTATTAAAGGGACTGTAGATGGTTTCGCTCTCGATCAAGATACTGGCGAAGTCAAAGTATTGGTTTCTTATACGGATTCTGAAGGAAATGTTCAATCAGGATATTTCTCTCAATCTGCATTTGAAGCAGCTTAATTAATACAAAAAAGGAAAAAGCATGATTAATATTTCATTTCAGTTTAATAATCCTCAAGAAACCCAAGGTTTTATTGATTTTTTAAGAACTGGACCAATGGCTGCTGTTGAAGGATTGGTAATGAATGCTCGCATTCAACTCCAGCAACAATCAACTCCCGAAGCCCCTAAAGCTCCTGAAGTTCCTGTTGATAATTCTGCTAATGCTCCTGTGGATCCAAATACTTAAAAAATGTTTGGATTTTCTTCATTTGCAGAAAAACCTTTTGCTAGTGAAGGCAGTACCAAGGTATTTTTAGTTGTAATAACGGAAACTGCTAATGCAGCAGCTACAACAAGCGCACAAATGTCTGCTGCCGAAACGATGGCAGAAACAGGAAATGCGCTTGATTCCGTTAGTAATACGGCAACAATGCCAAGCTCTGTTGCTGAGACTGGTAATGCAATAGATTCGGCTTCTGAGTCAATGACTGCTTCAATAGTCATTTCGGAGGCTGGATCTGCTGCAGATACCCAGTCGGAAGCGATGGATGCTCCAGTTTCTTTATCTGAATCGGCTTTTGCCGTAGATACTGTTTCAGAAAACGACATAGATATTTTAAATATCTCTGAAGCTGGTAATTCTCAAGATGCTATATCGGAAACCATGTCTGCTTCATCCAGCGTTAGTGAAGTAGCTAATGCAATAGATACCGTTTCTGAAAGTATGACAGCCCCAGTATCCATATCTGAAGCTGGAAACGCTTTCGATTCTCAATCAGAATCTATGATTTCTGCTGTGAATATCACAGAAAGTGCCAATGCAGTAGATTTACAGTCAGAAACGATGGCTGCTGGTTTATCCGTAGATGAATCAGCAAACGCTCAAGATTTGCAATTAGAGTCAATGACTGCTGGTCTAAATATTTCCGAAATTGGATTAGCTCAAGACGAAGTATTAGAAGCGATGACAGCCCCGGTCACAATAGTAGAGGCTGCAAATGCTCAAGATACTTTATCGCAAAACTCCATAAATAGCGTAGAAATAGCCGAAACAGTCAATGCAGTAGACTCCCAATCGGAAACCATGTCCGCAGCTATTAGCATTAATGAGTCTGCTAATGCCCAAGACACCAATAGCGAGAATATGTCTGCTGCTTTAGATATTGCTGAATTGGCAAATGCCCAAGATTCAGCAAATCAAGCCATGACTGCCCCCATTTCGATTTCTGAAGCAACGAATGCCCAAGATGAGCAATCAGAAACAATGGCTTCCCCTATTTCTGTAGAAGAAACAGCCAATGCTCAAGATTTTCCATTGGAAACGATGTCGGCTGGTGTTTCCATGGTTGAATCAACCAATTCCTCAGATGCCATTTCTGAAAGTATGACAGCGTTGCTCAATATTTCTGAAACAGGGAATGCAACAGATATTTTTGTTGGGAATGCGATAGCTCAAGCCATTATTGCTGAAACAGCCAATGCCCAAGACACTCAATCACAATTAACAACGGTATTGTTGGCAATAATTGAATCAGGGCTGGCAAGTGATGCTGTTTCTCAGGCAATGTCTGCTTATCTAAATCAAAATGAGTTTGCCAATGCTTTAGATTCATTCTCTGAAAATGCTACTGCCGTTGTTTCTTTGGTGGAAGTGGCAAATGCTCAAGATTTAGAATCTGCTATAGTGACGGCATCCGTTCAGATAGATGAACAGGGACTTGCAGAAGATTCTGCCAGTGCCACAACTTATGTCATAGTAGCGGTAAATGAGTATGGCAATGCGGTAGATATTTATGTTTGTGCTCCGATTTTTCAGGCTTCAGAAAAAGTTTGGCATCTATCGCCTAGAGCTGATTACTGGCATACTTCTATAAGGTTGGATTATTGGCATGATTCACTTAGAGCTGACTATTGGCACTTGCCTAAAAAAGAAGCATACTGGAATGTATTACCTAGACAAACTTATTGGCGATTAAATGACAACAACTAATACTTATATTCTTGAAAAAAGAACTGCTGAGATTATTTGGTATGACATTGACTGCACCAATATCCTAGATGCTACTGAAATTATTACTAGCATTACCAGTGTAGATTCAGACCAAGAAGGGTTAGTATTTGCTGCCCCAGCCATTAATCCCGATCCTATTACGTTCCCTGACGGGGTAATAGCAATAGCTGGAAAGGTTATTTCCGTACAAATTTCAGGCGGAACCATTCCTACACCACAAATTAACCAGTTATATACAATCAGAGCATTATTTGTAACTTCTGAAGGAAATACTCGAGAAGCTACCGTATTATTGAATGTAACTAATCTCCCAATTCAGACAGGTAGGGTTTGCTAATGCCATTACAAGCGGGTTATTCAAAAGAAGTTATCCAAAATAACATTCGTGAGCTTATTAAAGCGGGTCACGATCCTAAGCAATCTATGGCTATTGCCTATTCCAATGCTCGTAAAACGCATGGAGTAGATGAATTAGAAACCGAAGAAATGAAAGAATCCCATAAAAGGGATTTAAAAGAAGAGCCCGATTCAGAAATCGTGGCTTTTATTGTATATACAGACGATGACAAAATCCTATGGATGAAGCGTACCAAGGACGATACTTGGGGTTTCCCCGGTGGTCACGTTGAAGATGGAGAATCTGCTATTGAAGGCGCAATTCGAGAATCTCGTGAAGAAATCATGCACGTTCCTGAGACTGGTCTTCAATTAATCTATTCAGAAGGAAAGGTCCGTCTATTTGGATGTAATGACGGAGAATTTAAACCTGAACTCAATGAGGAGCACTCTGAGTTTATTTGGGCAACCATTGAGGATGCTCCCGATCCCATCTTTCCGAAAATTGACGGGGATGAAGAAAAGATTGCGGAAGCTGCTGAAGCGAACGCTTCTGCGATGGATAAAAGAGAATATGACACTAATGGATGGTTTGAAGTAAAAGATAATCCTCTTTCAATGGTAGGTGTTTTCCCTTATTCCGGTAGATCCGTTTCCCCTGAATGCGATCCTGACAGGATTTACATGGTCTATCGACCAGCCGATGAGCTTAGCTCGCCTGAATGTATTGATTCATTTAAATTGATTCCTTGGATAGATAACCACGTCATGCTTGGAAGCGAAGAGGATGGTTTAACTCCTTCCGAAGCAAAAGGTGTTCAAGGGGTTATCGGTCAAGACGTGTATTTTGATGGCGATGTTTTAAAAGGAAACATCAAAGTATTCTCCGAAGCGATGGCTAACTTAATCGCCAACGGAAAAAAAGAATTGTCCTGCGGATACCGATGCAGATATGAATACGCTCCCGGCAATTATGATGGAGTAAAGTATGATTATGTGCAACGGGATATTCGAGGCAATCATCTA